CTCCCAATTGAACTTTCTTTCCAGAAAATCCTTGTCCAATAACTTGACCTGCTCTTCCCCTCATAGAAGACATCAGAAGATTTTCATATTCTAAATCATATTGAAGAATAGCAGCTACTTGATCTCCTACATCATTCACTTCACAAAGAACAAAGGCATCATTATAATTCTTTGCTACATCATAGATGATACTAGGAAATAGCATAGGTTTGATTTCATTATTCTTATATTTTGCTACTACCCTATGGGGAAACTTAGTAATATCTACTACAACAAAAGCTGAATAATCATTACCAACTCCTCTAGCCACGTCTACTGTTATCAAATAATCATGATCCTTTTTAACTCCCTCATAAATATCCAATCCTTTATTTCTTTGTTTTGGACTATCATATACTAATGTCTTTAATTTACTAGGAGCAATAAGAGTATCAACAGATCCTAGGAACTCACACTCAAACTCAATCTTAAATTGATCTTCTGATGTATTATTAATAGTTTCCTGTTTCCACCTGGCATCTCTGCCTGGAACTTCCGACCAATGGACATCAGTTGGGGTATATTCATTCTTTCCTCTCTCAGCATCATGCCAGAGACGATAAAAATGATTCATTCCATGCGGCGTCGAGACAATAATGACCTTAGTACTCTTACCAGAAGTAATAGTAGGATAAACGGAAGCAAAAAACGAATCAGCAATATGATTTGGAACGAATGCAAATTCATCCAAAAACAATATATTGAATGACATTCCTCGAACAGCTGAGGCAGAGGTTGAAGCAGCCAAGATTTTAGATCCATTTTCTAACTCCAGTGAACCTTTGTTCCAAGATAAAATACCCTGCTGCATCCATCTGGGTAAATTTTCATATGCAATTTGAAGTCTACCTAAAAGTTCTCTAGCAGTAGATGCCTTGTTTGCTAGTATACCTATATTAACACTATCATTAAAAACTGCATAGTGTAAAAGAAATGCTACAACAGTGGTAGACTTACCAGTCTGTCGTGGCATCTTACATATATTAAATCTCTTCTTATGAAAATTACTTATTAATTCTTCTTGAAAATGATAAGGTTCAAAAGGCATTAAACCTTCATCAAGAGTAACAATCTTTATATAATTTTTAGCAAAATAAACAGGATCATCCTTACATTTCACATACTCTAAAATTTGTTCCTGAGTAAACTCTACAGGAACATTGGCTTTCTTTAGATTCGGATTACCAAGATAAATTTCATCAGGCATAACAAATTAAACACTCCCTCCGGCTTTTATTCCTAAAGTTCCTGAAATTTCACCAGCATTAACATATGCTCCCCCATCCATAGTATCAATATAATAATTTCTTATAGTAGCTTCAGGATATATCTTATCAATTGCATACTTAACCTGCTTTCTAGTTGGTCTAGTGGTGAATGGGAAGAAGAGTCTCATCATAAACAACTTTCCTCTCCAAGAAAGAAGAACTCTCCACGTATTTCCATACTGAGCAGGAACTCTATGTGCCTCTTTCATAGAAAGAGGTTTAATTACATCAATAATTTCATATCTAGTATTTCCCTCAGCATCTTCAATAGTTACTGAATCCAATTTTTCATGGTAATCAGAAACACTTTGTCTAATTCTACTTAAAGCATCCATTGCTCAAACAATAGTTTTTATTATTTATCAACCACCATTACCACCGCCGCCGTTGCCACCGCCAGAGCCATTACCGTTACCACCAGCATGACCATTTCCGTTACCGTTATTGGACCCATTACCGTTGCCATTTCCATTACCATTCTTTTTGTCGTTTACTAACCAACCACCTCTTCCTACATGATATCCACTAGGAATAGGCATACACTTCTTCCTTTTAGTGCAATAATATTTTCCTGGAGGACAATCTTTCCCTGCAGGAGATGTATTTTCCGTAAATTGTTTAAAACTCTTCATTATCCTAATGCGATAGCAAGTCCAATAGATGCCTTTCCTGTCAAATTAGAACCATCACCATAATAGGTAACTGCTGCTCCCGCAACAGCTGTAACTATACCAGAATTAATTTCGAGATTATTTATAGTACCTATACCGCTGATATCAATATTTCTACCCTTTACTTCATCATATTCAATATCTCCATCAACAAAGAAGTTTCCTCCCACATATAAAGCATAATCCGATCTAGCAGTAGTTGCAATACCTACATTTTGTAATGTATAAAGATCATCATTAGCATCATGAGTCCAAGTTGTACTAGCAGAACTTACACTAGCAAATTTAAAATTCTTTCCAGCAGCTTGAGAAGTATCTACCTTCAAGAACATTCCATCATAAGCACTTAAATTAGTAGCAATTCCACTAATATCCTCAAGATACTGTAATTGTACAGATCCACCTCCACCAAAGGTAGCTAACTGTTCCTGAACTCTATTAACAAATAAACGATAGTTAGCTGCTAAATCCTTAAGAGTAGCAAATTTTTGATCTAAGGGAGTAAGAGGATCTTTATTATCTTCATCGGGAGGAATGTTTAAAAGACCTTCATTTAATTCTTTTTGTTCTTCCTTTAACTCTTTAACAAGTTTATATAATTCTAAAAAATTCTTAGATTGATCATCAATTTTCTCATCCAACTTAGATATATCTTTTTTCAAGAATCTAATATCTTCATCATAATATTTGACTGTGGGTAAATTAATTACATCCTCTTTTAATTCATCTAGATATCCAGAAAGTGAGTTCTGAGCTTTAGATTGTTTTTCATTATACTCGGTAATCTTCTTCTCAATATTCTGTTTGGTTTCATTTAATTTACTAAGAACTTGCTTCTTTAATTTTCTATCATCATCCTTAAATTGAGATTGATGCTCATATATCTTTAAAGCAGCTTCTTTTAACTCAATATAAATTTTTTCTTTAGACTCTTTTAAATCATCAGTTAAAGCTTTAATATCGACTCTAGATTCAAAATCCTTAGTATCAAAAGTTTCAGAAACTTGTTTGATTTCCGAATCAATGTGACCTTTAAGTAAATTTAAGTGATCATTAACTTTTATAAAATCATCATCAATTACACCAAAAGTTTTTCCAATCCAAGCAAAATCTGGAACTTCATTAACTTCATTAACCCATTTAGGAAAAATAGGAATCTCAGATCTTACATCACTAATATCTTTTTTTAAAGATTGAAGATCTTCATCATAATACCTTATTTCAGGAATATCCTTTACTTCCCTTATAATCTCATTAATCTTATTTTTAACTGAAACTATTTCTTCATCATAATATCTAATCTCAGGAATATTTTCAATATCTTCTTTCAATGAAGAAATATCTTCATCATAATATTTGACTTCTGGAATACTCTCTCTTACTTCTTCAATTTGTTCAACAATCTTTTCTAATTCATCATCATAATATTTTATTTCAGGAATATTTGGAATATCTTTTCTTACATCATTAATCAAACGCAGTACTTCAGTAAGATCTTGTTGATCTACCTCTATCTGAGGTTCTGGTTCTATTACTTCCTCGGTTAAAACTTCTTCTACTTCTTCCTTCCCTAAGAAGTCTTCAACTGATGGTAATTGTTGTTCTGATAAAACAGAATCTAAAGATGGTAATTCTATGGGAGAATAATCATCTATCGATGGCAAATTGTCGTTAGACATGTTATTAGTAACAATAGTACTTCGGGATTTCTCTCCCGTTCCTATTTAGTCTTTGCCTGATCTTTTAATAATTTTTGTAATTCTGCTGTAGATCCTACAAACAAAGCATTATTAACAGTAGTAGGTCCTTTAGATTCTTGTTCTTCATTGACATCTTTCAATTTCTGCTGAAGAGTCATTAACTTATCAGTTGCATCAGAAACACTCTTAATTAGTTGTCCTGCAACTTCATATGCTCTAGGCATATCACTTTCTTGAGCTACCTCAAGAATACCATTAATAGCTTCTTGTCCTTTCTCTATTATTGAATAAAGATTTCCTCTTGTATATTCATAATCCCTTTCAACATCACTTTTAGTAAGTCTATCTGGTTTTTTTCTTTCAACTCCAACAGACACATCACTTTCATCTACTGTTACTTCAGTAGGAGTAATATTAAAAGTATCATTCAATTTTTCATACTTAGAATCCATTTAGACCTCACTCCAAACTACCATCAAATCCAAAGTTATCACCTACCTCAATATAATCAGCATCAGCAGAGGTAATAGTCTTAACTTGAGCTCCTAATACATGATTAGCAAGAGTACTACCATCCTGAGCTCTTTTAACATTAATTTTATTACCAGTTATAGCTTCAACATACATCTCTTCTTCATCAATATAAATGTAAGTATTCTTGGTAAGAGTTGTTCCATCATCAACCTCAAGAACATCATCGGTGAGATTAACATTAGCAGATAGAAGAGTAGCTACACTACCATCATAGTCCTTAACAGCCCTTGGAGTAACTGAATAAGTAACATCTCTAGTTGGAGTGACACTCTTGTCAAACTTGCCAGCGATGTATCCAACTTGAACTTTCTTAATGATGTCATCAGTAACAGTAGTAATAGGTCCAAAGACATAAGTTTTAGCTGTAAACCTAAAAGTATAAATCAATGCTCTTCTAGTATCAAAATTTCCTTCATAATCATCTTCCATATCCATACTATCAAGTTGAATAGGAACATTAATAGTTTCTCTTAAGTTTCCTAAAAAATTAATGGGAACTGTATATGATGGTTGAAAATAAGGTATAATTTGTTCGGTAATTTGAAGCATATCATCATTCAACTTTGTCATAATAGACAATTCAAATTGCATGTTATATGGTACTGGAAGATAAGCTTTTTTAATGGCGCTTCCATCAGCTGCCTGCATAGTAAATTTTTGAGTTTGAGTCATCTTCCTAGTAGGATCATAATTCAAACCATTCATTTCAAATGACATCCTAGGAAGAGTTATCTGAACAGGTCTATTCAAATCAGCGTCTTGCTGCATTCTAGCAAGAAACTTCTGAGTAGGACCATAAGCCAAAGGAACTCTAATATTTCCACTATCTTTGCGAATCTCAATCCCATTAAAAATGGATCCAAACGCAATAATGACGGATCTAAAGATCTCGTTATAAAAATACTCAAACATTACCTTATACCCTGGTATGTACTATTTAACCAATTACGGCATCCCAAAAGGATTACTCTCTGTGAAATTAATAATATCATCAGCATCAGACTCAATATTCTTATTATCTGCAAATGGAGTGGTTGTAAAGTCACCAGTAGCATCTGATCTAGAAGTCTCATACTTATCTTGAACTCTTATAGCGTAGGTAGCTCCTGATTCTTGTCCTACGATATTCTCACCTGGACTAAATCCACCACTAATGATACCAACCTCTAACTTATAAGTCTGAGCATTCCAGGACTTAACCCTAGCAGTAGTTCCTGAAGTTGATCCTGTTACTACTTCATTATAATGATAGGATCCACTTCCATCTGATGGAGGAGAGGAGAATGTAATATCAGGTGCCTCAGTATAACCCAAACCAGAATTGGTAATGTAGATAGCAGTAACAATACCAGCATTACTAATAGTTGCAACACCAACAGCAACAGTATGACCTGTTCCTGCAGATGGTTCTCCAAATGTAAGAGTAGGAGCACTTACATAACCAGAACCAGCTTCTGTAAGGGTAAGAGTACCAACAGCACCAGTTGTAGCTATACCTACTGTAGCTGCAGCTCCTGATCCATATCCACTAGAATCATTAATAGTAATTATAGGATTAACTGTATATCCAGCACCAGCATTAATTATGTTAATCTCATTAACTTTTCCACCAACTAATCCATCAGCATTTATCCATTCTGTGGATAGTTGAGGAACTATCAGAGCTGTAACTCCTCCAGAAGGTGCAGAAGAAATTGCAACTTGAGGACGGTTCACATATCCATTACCCATATTATCAATATAGATCCTATGAACAGCACCAGTAGTAACAAATCCTGCTGTGGCAGTTGCAGTAACAGCAACTCCAATCATATCCAGAGTCTGAATATATCCAATTTGTTCTATTTCATCATCAATAGTTTCAACACCAGTATCAAGAACCTCATCCTCATAACGGAAGAGTTCACACCTTAATTCATAAACATAATTCTTCTTGAGCATATAGAATGGTTGTTCATGCTCAACATACTTAATCTCAAATAATCTATCACCCAGTGGGAAATAGATAATATCTCCTTCTTTTGGTCTTGTCCACAAATCTCCTACATTTTCACTTCCCTTCATTAAAGGACTAATATAAAGTTCAAATCTTTCTCTAGAAATAATTAAAGTTAAATCATCCTTTTCTTCTATTCCAAATTTTGAGAGAAGAGTTCCTTGTCCTCCATATCCCTCATAATTATCTACATAAGCTTCTATAGGATAAGCATCATTAAATTCTGACTTAACGACTTCCCTAATAACTGTATTAGTCTTTATATATTTTCTTGGAATATAATAACACTCCACACCATACATCTTAATCTGCTCATTCATGAGAGATTGAAGAAGATCCTGCTCTCCTGAAGATCCGTTAAGAGTATAAGAATTAAGCATAATCTTAACCTATAAGATCTAATGGAGGAAGCTCATAAGTAGTAGGCATTCTGACAATAATCTCATCAATTTCTTTTTGAGCATCATCATATATTTGCCTTCCATTGAACTCAATACCACCAGGTAATTTAACTCCTTGGAATTTAAGTAAATTCTGTCCCCATTGTCTTTTAATCAAAGCCGTTGTATATTTCTTCAAGAATGGGTCATTCCATACGCCTGTATAAGTATTGCCATCCAATGCTGCCCAACAATCAATTACTATATACTGATCTTTAGTAACATCACCCCAATCAACATCCATATACAATCTATCCATTCTCTGGTTAAATCGTATCTGTTTATGAGTATTAAGAAGGAAATTCAATGTCTCCACATAACTCATAGCCATGGAATATCCCAATAAATCACTATTACCCCAGTAATAAACATCGTTAAGGAATAACTGATACTTAAAACTGAACATATTAGCAATACTCATAGATTGAGCATTGTCATATTGCCAAATTTTGTTAACTCCTATAATATTAGCAGGAACAGGAATATAATTACTATTTTCCCAATATTCAAATGAAGTAGTAACCCCTACAGTAGTATTAACAGTGGTAGTGGTAATACCAGCTCCTTTAGTTCCACTTTCACCTCCTTGAGCCTTACCCCTATCAATATCTGCTTCAGTAATCTTATATTTGTAATAAACTTGAGATACACCGTCATAATGTCTCTCATTCCAAAGTTGAAGAGCATCATCAATGAGATCCTCACATTGTTCTGTAGCAACATTAATCTCTAGTACAGGAGCTCCTAACTGCCGGAGGCAATACTGCTTTAATTCGTCTCGCGAGGTTGGCTGAGCCATGTTATACTACTACTATTTCTATATTTATGGAGCCGAGGATACCCCAGCTATTACCATCATATTTCCTTGGACAATTCTATGAATTGAAGATCCAGAACTCACCAAAATATCATAAACATATCTTCCACCACTTAAATTTCTAGTTGCGGTGGACCCCAATGAAATATTAAACTCACCATCATATGCGCTTGTAAATCCAACTGTAAATGTGGCTGCAGGGAAAGCAGTGGATCCTACAGACACTGATTTAGTCATTTGGGAAGAACCACTATACCCAGTGAAATCATAATTACTCCTATCATTAGGATTTAACACCTTAAAAGTAGATTCAAAATCCGTACCAGTATTAATAGTCAAATTGACACCATATGCCACTCCATCGTTGGGATCAAATGTGATAGTGTTATTTGCCATTTTACTTGTTTAGTAGGGTTTGGAGCATTTGTTTGATATCACCTATTTCATTTTCAAGATGATCTAATCTGTCTTTTTCTTGTTGAAGCCTATCTCTATTGGCCACATAAGAATCATAATCAGACTTGTTCTTATTGATGATAGCACCTGATTCACTATCTCTATACAAACCATTATGGTCCTTTACTGGAATTAAACTCATTATGCTAAAGCAATTGCTCTAAGTTGTCTCAATTGTGGAGGGGTAGCTTGGTTAGTACTGGTTCCAATAATCTTAATCCTAAAGGATTCAAAAGATGGAAGTTGATCAACACTCCACTTATATTCTCTAAACAAGTTAATAGGAGGTGAACCTGTCAAAATATCAGTCTTAGGAACAGCGCTATCGGATAAGCCATCATTATTATCAGCACTTAAGATAATACCAGGTCTAGTTGGATTAGTATTATTGTATCCAGGGAATGGTACAAAGATAGTTTGATCAGCAGTGGTATCTTGATTCAAAGCGTAAAATACTCTTAGATCCCCTGCGTTAGCTACATAAGCATCTAGTTGAACTGATAAAGAAGTAGCAGGACTACCCAATCTCACATTCTGTGTAACATAGAAGAATCTATTTGGATCATCTCCAGTAGTACATACTTCAAAATTAGTTGCATAATTGGTGACTGGAGCATTAACTCTATTAGAAACAAGAACCATTGAAGTTTGATCTAAATCAATAGCTGGAGAAATCCTAGAATCACCAGTAGCCAAAGTCATATTCATAGTCAAAGATTTATTTCCAGGAAGAGTTGTTAAATACTGATCTTCATTTTCTTTAGAAGCTACAATTCGAGGAGAATCAAAATAATTCTCTTGGAAGAGTGAAACTTCTTGGAACCCTTTATCTACAAAAGATCCTTCAGAACCAGAAATACTAGTTCCTGTAACTGTTCTTACGGAAGCTCTAAGAGAAGTTCCAGTAGGAGTAGTTGTATTAAACTTAGGAATACACATTTCAAATGGAATGTTATAAGTACCCTTACCTTCATATCCACCAGCACCTGTTGAGGAATTAAAGTAAAGTACTGGGAATTTTCCAGAACTAGTTCTATCAACACCATTAGTACTCATACCTACCTTAATATGATAATCATCTAAAGTAATACCATATGCGGGATAAGTTGTTGAATCAGCTTCATTAAGATTATGAGTAGCATTAATTCTTCTTAAGGAAACTCCATTGAGCTCATACTTATAACAAAGATCTAATTCACTGTGAGATGCTGTTACAGTATTATCAACACCTCTACCAATACCTGTTAAATCATTACCAGAGAATCCTGTATAAGAAAGAATTTCATCTCCAATCTTAACATAACCAGGATTAGTAACAGCAACTCCAACACCTTCAAAAACAGCAAAGTTATCAGTACTTCCAATAGTTACATTTCCAGTAGCTGTATTGGAATAATCAGCGCCCAACGCAGAAGGAACAATATTAGAATTAAGGTCGGATAATTTAACTACATTTCCTGAAGAATGCATTCCATGATTTCTCTCAAAGACTTTCATATGAAGTCCATCATCCGTAGTAGTAATTGGGGACTCAGGAACCACACCAGTAGCGCTAGTATCCCAATCTAATTGAGTAGTAACTCCAACACTACTATCATACATTATATACTTTCCAGCAGATGTAGAGAAATCACCTTGAACATTAGTTAAGGACAAAGAATTATTTCCAAATACCGTATCAACTGTAAATCTCATTCCAGAACCTTGAACACCAGTTCCAACTGCAATAGGAGCTAATACATCTCCCACAGTATATCCAGAACCACCAGCTGTTCCTGTAATACAAGCGGCAGTAGCACCACCACTACTTACAGTAACAATACCAGTAGCGTTTATACCATTTCCAGTAATACTTGTAAGAGCTACTCCTGTATAAGTACCAGCCACATAATTTACACCTGGTTGTTGAACTGTTACATTAGAAGCAGATCCACCATATCCTACAAACTTAGCGGTAGCATCTGTTCCAAGTTGTCTAACTATCTTACCTGCAGTAAGTCCAGTATCAGTAATACAGGTACTAAATGCAACTCTAATACTCTTAGCTTTTGGAGTAACTGGATTGGATGTAAGAGTTTCTACATCTGTAGGGTTAGGAGGATTAAAGAATTGAACACTTCCATTTGGTACAAAATTAGCTCTGTACAGATGGAAAGTCATATCTTCATACTGACTTGGAGTCCATGTAGTAGCGTTTTGAGATTTAAAGAGAGAACCTAATAACTGCTGAGAAGAAACAAGAACCTGACCTGTTTCTCTTCCTAAAGTTGAAACATCAGATTCACCCAATCTAGATATCCAAACCCTATATTCTGTAGAGTTAGAAACAAGGACCAAAGCATATTCTTTTCCTCCAGCCAAATACACTGGAGATTCAAAAGTTACTCTAGTAGCGACACTAGAATCTTGTGAAGTTGTTATGTCACTAGGTCTTAATTCTACTTCTGAATATTCCAGAATTCTACTACTAGGAATACCCAACTCCATTTCCCGAAGTTGAACAGTAACGGGAAGTGCGTTATTATCTGCAGGTTTTGCTTGGAAGTATACTTCTACACTAGTAGCATATATACCAGTCTCATCATCAACAGCAAAGGATTGTGCTAGAGGGTCTGTATATACTCCAGTCAATCTTGGATTGGTTTGGGTACTGAAGCTAGTACTTCCACTAGTACCTTGTGCATCACTACTTCCAGTTATAGTTCTAGTATCAGATACAGTTTGTCTACTTACTCTAGCATTTCTCAAAGACAGTGTAGTTTCTTGAGATTGATCCAAATCACCTTGAGAATAGAAAACCTCTTCAGCTGCTGTTGTAACAACCCCAGGAACTTGACTATTAGTGGCACTACTTGTCAATCTGAGTTTAGATCTACCAGTCTGGAAAGTAGGGGCGGACGCATCAGCAGAACTAGGAATTTGAATATTTCCTATCAAAGTTCCCAATCTATCCGTCAATAATCTTACCTCACCAACTGTTGCTTGAGCTCCACTAGTTTGACCAACCAACAACATTCCTGTACTAATATACCCTCTAAATTGTGGTTGTTCTTCAGCAGCAAGACTGAATGTATCTACATTTAGAGTGGTAGATGTTTCAGAATAAGTAGCAGGGATCATATTCTCCCTATCATAAGGATTTCTTTCAAAAATATCATTTGGATCATTATAAGGACCATACTTATGATTAGAAGTAGCTACCCTAAAAGTAATAGTAGGTCTTATTGAACGTTGTGTATTTTCACTAGATGATGAAGAAGACATTATACCTCTTACAGTCTCACCAACTTGGAAAGTTCCAGAAGTCATGGTAACTTCAATCAACTTACTCAAACACCATCTAGCAACATTGACATTATCAAAGAATGGATATACTTGTGTAAATGGCTTCAATCTCCTAGCAGTAAATTCAATATTACGAGATCTCATGAATCTAATAACATTTCTATTAACTATTCTACTTCCTAAAGAAGATGTATCAATTTGTTGATTAACAGTATTAATAGTACCTGATCTTTGTTGCTGTAATCCAACAGTAGCACTAGAAGTCAACTGAGTAGTTGTTCTCACAACTTCTTCTTCCATTCTAAAGTTTGGAGGAATACCTGCACCAGCATTGACAGCTCCATCTTCTGGTACACCCCATATTCTACTCCTAGCCCAATCACTATGATTGAACATATTAAGGAATTCAGAAACTCCAGTAGGAGGTCTCATTGTCGTAATAGAGTCTTGAGATTGAGTTGATGCTAAATTAGTTGAAACATTAACTCCAGTAGTTTGCCAAGAGTTCCAAATAGTAGGACTAACTCCACTTCTTGTGCCATCAGCAGCTGTTCTGACTTCAGCTCTCATCGCATCAGCTACACCTTGGAATGAACCTTCTTGAAGAACATTTCTAACTTCCATCTGATTAACATCAATCCATACGTCTGTAGTAGGATTGAACGCTAATGATCCTTCCCAGAATCTAACAAGGAATGGAGTCACACTTTCAGATCTAGTAGCGAAAGGTTGTCTTAACCAAGAAATTTCATCATAATCAAGCATTATTACTTGATTAGCTCTTTTCACATTAGTTCCCAAAACATCAGCATATCTACTATCTTGATTAGCTGCTGTTGTAGTCCCAATACCCGCTATGGTGGTATTTCCTACCTCCATATTAATTTGAGTTGTATAATGTGGTGCTCTTAAAGATCTATTAGAAGTATTAAAAGCATTTCTCACCCCAACTGAACTATCTTGTGCTTGTGGAGATGTAAAATCATCAACAAAAATTCCAGACTTAAATCTTTCTAATCCATTACCATCTAATACCCTTTGATTAACTACCCCGGTTTCGAGATTATTAAGTGATGTATAATACTCCAGATTCTTAATTCTAGTTTCTAATTTGGAGATATCACTCATTTGATATCTCTTATGATCAATAAATGTTACTTGAGCTGCAGATGCCGCAAATAGATAAGCAGGAAGAGCAATATTTGCAATAAGTAAAGCTCCTGGTATTTCATCAGGTAAAGTAGGCTTATCATCTGGCGAACCATATTTAACAGTAAAGGTTCCTTCTCTATCCAGATAAATCCTATCCATTCTAGGAAGATAATAGGAATAATCTAAAGTAATATTTTCATCTTGTGCTAATATATGAGAAGAACTGTTTTGACCTCCATCAAAAGCTCTTCCTTCAAATTCGAAAGGAGATCTTGCTCCAACAGCTGGAGTATAAGTAGTAACCCTAGGACGAGCATCAATTAGTTCCGTATTTCTTATACCCTCAACCGATGCTATTTGAGAATCAAAATCAAAGTCATCATAAGAATTTGTTACAGTAATATCACCAGTATCTCCTGAATCGTAAGATGCACTTTCATAGTAAATTTTAAGTCTCTTCTCAGGAACTCCTACTCCTGTCCTTCTTATTATTCTAGAATAATCATAAATGGACTCTTTTTGACCATTAGAGAATTTAAAATCATCAGTAATATTTTTACTACCAGTTGTAAAACTAGAAGCTGTGGCACTTACACCAGATGTCTGGAACTTAACAACTTCCCCTCTTTCAAATCTAGCACTGGTCAAATAAACAAAAGTAGCAACAGTATCTGAGGTTCTATCAAGATAAAGAGCTCTAGCTCCACTAGTATTTCCTATAAATGTTTCACCTTTACTCATATCACTAGTTGTTCCTGTACTTCCATCTATAGAACCTAAAGTAACTGTAGGAGCACTTGCATCTGATGTATCTAAAGATTCGAATACACCATATATCCTTACCACATCAGGAACATTTAAACAAATAACAGGATCTTGAACTCTAGTTCCAAAAGGATAATTACCATAAGTTAATCCATCATTTAAAGTATCTTCACCAGTACCAGATCCTGCATTATTAGAATAAGGAATAGATACAGATTGTGTTGTATTATTAACTTTAGACTTTGCTGTTATATTATTTTTACGTTGAGTGGTAATAACATAAGCACCTTTACCTTCCACTGCAGTTAATCCACTAATAGTAAGATTTCCTCCAGTAAAGTCGAATTGACCTTCGTTAAGTGCTTCTATCTGACCATCAGCACGAATTACAGTATATCTCTCTTCATCATATGGTAAAAATGCACAACCTGTTTGAGGAACTAACGCAGAAATAACTCCACTGGCACTTATAGTAACTCCAGTATATTGATGCCTAATAATAAGAGTAGAATCTGTTAAATCTACAGATTGAATATTCTGTTTAGGAAAAACACTATAAAGAGAATTGCTAGTAGCACCATTACCACTACCAACCTGATTCTGCATCACAGTACCAACTATTTGGAAATCGGTTACTTGTTGATCTAAAGCACCAGCTACAGTACTACTATCAGCTGGTAATCCCCCATCACAAACTCCAGCAACTGTTGCAACACCTGTAATAGTAATTGAATTGGTACTAACAGAATCTACTCTAGCTAAAGTAGGTAAAGTTCTATTAGTTTGTGAGAATCTTACTAAATCTCCAGTCGTAACAATACCTGGCCATGTTCCATCCCCACCAGGTCTAAAACAGGTAGAATATCCATTATTATGTCCTGTAATAGAAACAATACCAATATTACGAACTGTTGAAGGAATCATATCAGCTGTAAATGTACCAGCACTTCCTACAACACCATAAACAGATTGAGCATCAGTAATATTATAAGATGTAGCAGCAATAGAAGTTCTATGGAAAGTTCCTATACCATTAAATTCTAATTTTTCTCCAACAGAGAACTTACCCTTTATATCAGTAACTGTTAAAGCAGTTCCTGCAGATATACTCCATCTTAAATATCCAGAAGCACCACTATTTTTTCCTTTAATGTAAGTAGGAACATCCAAACTAACTGCTGAATTAACCTGAAGATCTGTATAAGTTTGGACATCAAACAAAGACAAATCCCATTGATTAGGATAAGAAAGTGTACTTCCTACAGCTGTATAAGTACCAGCTTCTAAAGCACAATCATAAACTCTAGCAATACCAATTTCCTTCCCGGCTATTCCATCTGTAGTTTCAGCAATACCAACTCTTTCACTTCTTAAACTAAGAACATTAGCAGTAGTAAATCCTAAAACAGGACTTCCATAAGCTCTATTAACTGCAAATGTAGGACCAAATCCAAAATTAATCGTTTGATCTTCTAAGGTCTTAGTAGTTCTTGGCTTTTTAACATCTAAAAAAGTTGAAGCTCTCACATCAACTTCATATCCAGCTACATATGCCTTTCCTGGAGAAATTTTATAAATCCCCAAATCCTTACTGGGTTTATTTCCACCTATGGTAGTTTGATCGGAATCATAAATTCCTCTATTACCCAAACCATTATTCAAACTTTCTTCACACTTGGTCACAAATTCAGTAACATAATAATGACCAGATTCATCAAAAGTCCTTCTTGCTAAATTATCCCCTAAAACATTGTATTGAGTATTATTATTAAGCCTTCTAAGTTGACCATTTTGAATCTCTGCTATTTGAACAAAGTTTTGATCATCATAATCATCAGGATCTTTCTTTGCCAAAGAAGCAGTAATTTTAAGTCTATCCGCACCTGGAGCAGTATAATTATTAAATCCCTCGGCATTATCATTTAGAGTTGGATCAACATCAGAAGAGATAAGATCTTCTTGAACATTAAAACCTACTCTATAACTAGAATTATTAGTATATTGATCAAGAATTAACAGTTGTTCTTCAACATTTACAAAATATCCTCTTAAAAAATATACACCCTCACCTACACCAAATGCAGATCCAGTAGCAGTAGCATCTCTACTAAGAGTCTTAGCAAAACCTTCTCCATCAGAAATAAAAGTAGTAGCATATGAAATACTAGAACCATCCAATATTAAAACTTCATTATCAGAGAAAGCAGCAGTTGTATTATCTGTACTCGACTCTACATATTCAACGTAGATAGTAAAAGTTCCTTTTGATGATTCTTTATCTGTAATATAGTTTAAAACTTTTGCAGTAATTCCTGAAGTTTCTCCTTTTATAGTTACTCCTATCAATTTATCCAAATAAAGGGAAACAGGAATTCCCAAATAATCAGATTCAAGTTGAACAGCGTAATATCTACTAATAAATGAAGGAGCACCAGGAATAATCATCGCACCTTCCTTAAAGAAGTGCGATCCTACTTCTTCAATCTGTCCCTGAAGAATAGATTGAGCGTTATTTAATTCTCTAGCTTGAACTGGATAAGCTGGTTTAAATAATACCTTATAATAATCATTCTGTTCCTCAGTATCGTCAAAATAAGGAGCAACATTGAGGTTAGTTTCCTGGGGCATGATTTTTTAGAACTGCAGGATAATTTTTACGTCTTCTTTTTGGGACGAAGACCTTGTAACTGAAGGTCTATTGTCGACATAAACAATGTTCCCAGAATACTTTTTAGATTCTGGTTGAGATACACCATCTACAAAATTTTGTCCCAGATAATATGTCTTATTATTTATTACAGTCGAGAGACCTTGGAAAGAAGTACTAATAGACAGAGAAACACTTCCTCCAGTGATAGTTAGACTGCCACCACCCCAGGGACTTGCTGTAAAGTCATTATCATTAAATCCATAAGTTGGATTTGTTACTGCAATTCCAGTAGAAGTAGTAAATCCATTGTTGGATCTATCTTGCCAATACTTAAGAACCCCAGTTACTTGATCATAAGATACCACTCTTCCAACAGCCGTAGAACCAAGACCAACGGTTTGAGTGATTGTATTATCAGCTGTAAAAGTGGCTGAACTATAACCAGTACCAGTTAATCTTAATGCATATACAGCACTAGCTTTATCTGAACTCAATAATGAAGTAGAATTGTTAGCTTGAGGATTTTCTACAATACCTACTCTTGCGAATTGGTTTCCAGTAATAAAATCAGGATTGCCAGTATCATTTTCAAATCTTGCATAAGTGAGAACATTAAATGCTCCCAACTCCCTATAAATGTCTGAACCATGTCCTCCTGGAGGAGGTATAATAACATTAAACTCAGGAAGGGTGCTTCCTGCTGGAACACCTCCAGCAGCCCAATCTACAGTACCATAAGTATAACCAGATCCACCTTTTGATACAGTAATAGAATCTACTTTAGAATCATTATTAATTACGATGGTAGCTTCAGCTCCTTCTCCATCACCTAAAATAGGAACATTACTATAAGTGTTATTAGCTGTTCCTACTCCAACTCCACGTCCTCTAATAGTACAGATTTTTAACTGACCACTAGTAGAAGCATTTTCTCTTACTGCAGCATCAGTACTATTTGTAGACCAATCATCTGGAACAGGCATATAGTTTGTAGAATCAAACTTAACTGCCTGACTTGGTTTAATAGTATAAAGATATTTCCAAATATACCCATCACCACTATTTCCAGCTTCTCTGGGTTCCAAATCAGTAAAGGTAGGTTCATCTAAAGAAGGACCACCTTGGAAATTATTTTCTGGTTTAGCATTATTATAAAGACAAATATAAACCCTATAATCACTATTCATTACATAGTAACTAGCAAAATAGATATCAAAGGCACCTGATGGTAAAGAGGGGTTACTCCTAGTAATATCATTCCTCCACATATCATAAGTAATACCTGATTGCCAGGTAGTTTTATTCACTACTTGATTACAATCACTGGAATTAATCTTCTTTAACGCCAACATGGTATCCCAGTAATCGTTGGACTGATCCAAGCTATCTTTGGGTGATGGGGGAGTAGTATCCCAATCAGTATCATATGCGGTTGCGTTTGGTAATCCAATAAACGCATAATAAGAATTAGAACTGGACTGAACCCCAGATACAAAATTCTTCGCATTTAATATACGCAGTTGGTCAGTAATTATGGCCGCCATTTTTTAAAGGGTTTTTTCCTATTTATTACACATAATTGTTATATTTAAGGGGTTCATACCTAGTGACCTTACCTGAAGTATTAATTCCGGTTAATCCATTTTCACCATAGAAGTTAAAGCTTCTGCCCCCTGGTCTACTATCTAAAGTAAGCTTACCCCAACTATAGTCACCCATATCTGGAGCAGTTGTATAACCAATACCAGTACCCACAGTATCTACATTACAGAAGATCCTTCTACACTCAGTTGTAAATCCAGTTGTAGATCCATTCTCAACATTCTCAAGATCATTATCTTCGTAACTGGATACTTGATAAACAGCATCTAAACATGATGTTCCAATTCCAATAGGAGCGCCAGCACTTGTTTGAGTCCCAAACGTATCCCCAATTGATATATTAGTATTAAAGATTGTGAGATAATCACCTGTACTAATACCACTCACTTCAACAGCTGAATCAACATAATCAGTATCTCTCATAAAGGAATCTTTAGGAATAAAGGTATCAAAGTAAATTTGATTTTGTGATCCACTTACAGTAGTTCCTACCCCAACAATAACTCCATAATCACCAGCGAAAGAACTTACAGTAACTTTCTCTCTAATAAGCTTAGGTGGACCCACAATAACCAGTGGAGGATTAGTACTGGTATAAGCTATTCCCAGGGTATTATAATTCCCTGTTCCATCTGCTCCAGCACCTACACTAGTTCCACCAGAGGAAACTGTAATGGCAGTTACTTCACCTCCACTAATAGTAGCTGTTGCAGTAGCTCTTCCTCCAGTACTTCCAACTCCAATAATATTTCCAATAGCCACTTCTGGAGCTGCTGTATAACCTACACCAGCAACAGTAACATCAATAGAAGAAACTGTTCCAGCTGTAGAAACAAGTGCCGTAGCTGCAGCCCCTGTAATAGTATCTTGAGATTCTAATAGAACTGTGTTTTGGAAAGACCTAGTATTAGATTCATTTACTGGATTAAAGTAAGGTCTTACATCATTAACATATACAATAGTAGTTGTAACTCCTACATCATGAAGCATACAAGCACTTGGGTAAATCCAAGGTTCATAGTGAATTCTATCCTTACCAATTGGTTGAGTGTTAATAATCTTATCAACCTCTTGCTTAGTCCATACTACTGGTCTTGTGAGGCTATTATCTGTAGTAACACCAGGTCCAGGATAAGCTCCGGTATTAACACTATCAATGGTACTAATTCCAGTAACAACTCTTGGATTTTGTCTTAGTCCAACACCTTGACTTTCCCAAACATCATTCTCAATTTGTAAAGTATCACCAACTTTTACTGTCTCTAAAATATCAGTAAATGTAACGTCTATACTCCCACTACCCTTATAGAATAAAATCTTAGAAGTAGATCCAGACTTAGGAGGAGTGGTGAAGTATATTGTGCTACCACCATTGAAAGTATAAGATACACCAGGCTCTTGAAGAATATCATTAATGAATACCAAAAGTACCATTTGAACATCAACATTAGATCCCTTCTTGGCTTGAATTGAAACAGGGACACTATTAATACTCAAATTAAATGATTTCTGTTGACCATCAAAATCACCGTCCATTCTATCCAGAACTTCAAGTTCTCCCACAGACCAGGCGTTGAATGAATCTGTATAGATTTCTTCAACAGTTAACTGGAACTCTTTATATGTCTTAGTAGTATCTGTAGGAATTCCTGCATCTCCACCAATAGCAACTGTGAGAATTTCCCCATTACCATAACCATAACCTTCTTGATCTACTGTAAAGCTAATAACACTAGATCCTTGTCCAACAACTATATCAGCAGTTGCACTATGTCCAGTACCAGTTGCACTGTCTGAACTATAAATTAAAGGAATATTATCATAACTCAATGGATCATCAAAAACTACTTCCATTGGATACTTAATGGTTCCACCTCTAGCGTAGAAGTGATCACATGTAGTAGTACCTGTATTAACTTCAAAATTCTTATTATCAATAATTCTGATAACATCTGTACTCTGGAAGGCTGGATCATGACCACCAGAAGCTGTAGATCCACTTGATCTAGGTGCTATGATACAACCCTGTACTGTTCCCCCGCTACTATAGAAAGTAGGAACAGTAGAAGTACCAACATTAACTACAAATTGAGTAGTAGAAGGAACACTAGTAATACCTACCCCATTATAATAAGGATCAGGCTTTCTAGGATAAGAGTGCTTAGTGAGATGATCATCTCTACTACAGGTCATAGTAATAATACCTGTAGCTATCTTAATACTTTGTCCATCTGATAAATGATGGGATCCTATAGTCATAGTCAGGATTCCAGTGGAACCAGTATAAACAGCTGTTGAAATATCATAACTTACAGCTGTGGAAGTACCCACATTTAAAGTAATTGTATTGGCTGTAGTAGAAGCTATTGAGATTGCTGTATCATAATATGGATCGGTAGATCTTGGATAAGTATGTAATGTCTCATAGTCATCCATAGCGCAACTGAAAGTCAAACTATTAGATGCAATCTTCACACTATGATGTGTAGTTAATCCATGATCAGTAGTACCCATATCTAAGATTAATTCACCAGTACTCCCTGTGTAAGATGCTCCTACAATATCTCTTCTCACAATTGTAGAAACACCAACATTAATGGTAAAGGTATTTTGAGTATAAGCTATAACATCTTTAGCTTCACCAGAAATAGGATCAGTTGATCTTGGATAAGATTTCTCTGTGCCATTAGCATCCATTTCACAAGTGAATTGGAATGAATCATCTGTAATAGTAACTGAATCTTCAGTAGTAAGACCATGATCAGCCTTTTCAATAACAAAATTTCCAGTAACAGGATCATAACTAGCCCAAGTAGGAGTCATACTACTACCACCTGAAACTGTAACTGCACCAGCATCTACACTAACAAAAGTATGTGCATAATCACCACCAGTAATTACACAACCTCTAGTGGATCCTTCATACCGATGAGCGTAATCTCCACCAGCGGTAATTGCACTAGTAGCAGCGCTTACAAATCTATGTTCATATTGATCATTCTTAGAACCAAGTCCAATATCTACTGTAATAGTAGTAGCAGTAGTTGAAGCTATTGAAATAGCGTTATCATAAGCTAAATCCCTTCCTCTTGGATAATAATGAGTTGTGACACCTGCATCAATGTCACAGGTCATTCCAATTCCAGTAAAGATCACATCTTTACCTACTGAATAACCATGAGCACCTGATGTGGTAACAGTCATTATACCTGATGCTGCGCTATAGGCTACACCAGTAATAGTCTTAGGTGAAGAGTAGTCACAAGTAAAAGCTATTCCTGATAAAGTAATATCATCACCTTGAGATAAACCATGAGGTAATAATGTGGTAACAGTAGTTACACCAGTTACTGAACTATAACCAACATTTGAAATCCAACGTGGTTTGTAGAATCTATGGCCACTGGTAACTGCTATACTTACAATATGACCTTCACTAATTGCAGCAGTTCCAATATTTGTGACATTGGCCACTCCACCACTAAATGTTTGGATAGCAACATTAACAGTTGGTTGATGAGCTTCTCTATATCCAGATCCAGTATTACCCAGACCAATAGAAGTAATAGTACCACCAGCTGAAATTGTGGCTGTTCCTCCAGCAGCTACTAAAGGTTGATATCCAAATCCTTCAGTAGAACCAACAGAAACTATAACACCACCTACAGGCCAGTTACCTCCATTAGGATTGTATCCAGTAGATCCAGCTCCAGTGAATGTAATAGTAGAAGCAGCTCCAGTTTGTTCCATACTGTAAGCGTCAGCTTCACCTTGATCTCCTGATGGTTGTTGGAAAATATTGTTAACTAAAACAATACCGTTCCAAGTAGAGAATCCAACAGTATTAGCTGTCTCATGGGTAAGGGTAAACTCACTAGTAAGTCCTGTAAATTGTTCTGAAATATCATCAAAAACATAGTTTTCAGTGTATGCTGAATTAGATGCTCCTACAGGAGCAGTTCTCATAAAGACTCTACCTTGGAAGGTAGAACTAGTAGTAATTCCAACCCAATCCCTATTATCAGGATCAGCAGCAGTAGAATCACTTAATGGAATTGATCCATGAGGAGCTCCAGCAAAGAATATTTCATTTCCTACAATATTATAAGTTCCACTCAATTTCCTTATAGTAGCCCCAGCATCATGACTCTTAATCTGGGTTCCCATTTCACCCCTCTTAACAGTCATCACGTCTGTACCTGCCCATCCAACATGATCAACTTGTACAATTTCATCATTCATCTTCGCCAGATCTCCAGCAAAGAATGATCCAATTCCTTCAGTAACTCTTATATTTGTATCCCATACAATAGAGCTACTTAATCCAGTAGTGACCTCAGTTCTAGAAATAGGAGATTGAATAATATTATCAATAGCAACTAAAGTTCTCTTATTAGCGTCTACTGCTGTCATATGATGAGAAGTTCCAATACCAACTGAAGTAATTTCAAATACAGAAGGATTTTCTGCTAAAGCTTTCTCTGCAGTATCTGTAAATCTTACAGCCCCACCACCAACTTTTACCACATATAATTCTTCAGGGAGTTTGCTGGTAGTTCCTACACCAACTACACTAGTTTCTGCTATTCCAATTGCATTGGTAGTACCAGTTCCATCATAACTATACTTAACCAATTCACCAGTTACAAAGAAGTGATCTCCCAACTCAATTTTATTAGTTGAGGTATTAGCAATAGAAGTATCATTTCCATCAAACTGCCTTCTAAAGATTTCTAATCCTCCCTTCTTAAGACCAAAATCTTCACGAAGATTGGATTTTGTACCTGTATAGGTATTGTAATCGGTATGAACATTCTGATTCTTAAACTCCAAATCAGTGGAATAAGAATTTTCATTGAAAATATATTGCTCAATAGATAAAGCTCTTACTTGAACATCTACCCCAGCTTTTGGAGTAAAGGTAAGATTGATATAATCACCATCAGAAGTAATTCCTACTGTACCAATATTACTACCAGTCTTAACATCACCCCACTCAACCATTGATTCATTTGAATCAGAATTCAAAATAGCTACCTCAGCCATTTGGTACTCATAATCAGTTGTATTAGCAAAACATAGTACATAGTAACCAGAAGTTATACTATCCCAAGTTGCATTGCTGTAGGTGGATATAGACACCGCTGAGGGGGATGTAGTAGATGCTATGGAAACATAATCTGAAGATACTTTTGCAGTACTCATATTAGTGGTTCCTATTCCAGTTCCAGAACCTGTATCTGCAATAGCTACTATTTGAGAATTAGCTGTAAGAGCAACTGAAACATTAGAATCAAAGTCAATCTTAACATTGCTTCCACTAATATAAGCATGATAGGTTCCGAAAGAATCAAATGAACCAGTCAGATTAGTTTCAATGTTATTATATTCTGTCATGTAGACATTAGTGCCATCATGAACCACATTAATTTGACTTCCTTGGAATACTTGATCAGTATTCTCAAGCATGATCATGACAGTAGCTGCTCTATAGGCTGTAGAGATAGAAACCACATTATCGGAACTACCAGCAGCTACACTATTGTTTTGTCCTGATATTTCAACAACATCTCCTAGTGTATAACTTTCAACTGCGGATACATTATCAACTATGCTAAAGGAGAAGGTAGAAACTTGATAATTGTTATATTCATACTTAGTTGGATGGAAAGTTAAATCCCAACCAGTAGCACTCTTAAGATAATCAAAAGTTCCTAACTCTGGATAAGTTTCTTGGAAAGCATATTGGTTCTGATATCCAACAGCATTGTGTTGTAAAGTATTAACAATAGCTAATTGTTTTTCATCTGTATATTTGGCATCTTTTACTAAAACTATGGACTTATTCCAAACATCATGGACACTAAAAGTAGCAACCTTAGCATAATCAGTATTACTTTCATTACTATAGAATTGACCACTAATATCATCTATCTGTAATACACGGTTTCCAACAGATTGATAGTAATCAGTAAGAATCTTATTCTCAAAGTTTATCTTATTAGAAAGGAATCTTGTAGAAACTTCAACAGTCTCTTCTGTTACAAGATCAAAGTCAGGGAAACTATGTAATGTTCCTTCTCCTACAATATCAGTAATAGTAGTAAGATCTGCATCATCTACTGAAACTATGGCAGGATCTTCTGCTTTACTTATAATTTGTAAATCAGAATACTTATCAAAACCAGCAGTATGGTTTAAAGAACTAACTGGATCATCCCAAGTATCTTGAGAAATTTCTGATTTTAA